ATTTCCAATTTTCACCGAAAAGCCGCTGCTTCTAATTGATGCTCGTACTTTTAATGCTTTTCAGGCAGTTACTTGCGTAACTACGCATGGCTTCATTAAGAAAAGTCATATTGCTGAATATCTTACTCGCGCGAAAAAAGGAACCGCCGCGATTAAGTTAGAAGAAGGTGATTCTCTAGTATCAGTAATCCTAAGTAGTGATGATGATGATAGAGTAGCAGTAATTAGTAACAATGATTATTATAATTGCTATCCACTCTCTGATATAGGTTATACGGGACGACTCACAAAAGGTGTTAAGGCTATTAAATTAGATAAAGATGGATATGTTAAAGAAGCCAAATGGGTAGGAGATTCTGAATATAAAAATACCGGACGCGCGGTCAAAGGAGTAAAAAATGCATAAGAAGTATATTGAACTATTTAAAGAGTTAGCTCGGGCAACAGAAGTTGCCGCTGAGCAGGTAATGGAATATAATAAGGCAAAGAATGATGAGAAAGGTTATGAAACCGCTCAAACCATGAGAACTGATTATTCTGCTTTATATGATAAGCTTAGGGCAGAAGATTTTGATGGGACTCTAACTAAAGCAGATTATGCTAAATTACTTGTTGGATGTTATGTAACAGTGGGTAATCTGCAAGATAGAGTTCAAATGCTTCAGAAAGCAATAACTGGTTATCAGACTGATTTAGTACCAAAGCTAGATAAGGTTATCGCTGCTGAAAGTGATGAAAGCGCGCAAGCTATTGCAGAAGAACAGTTTCAAATTTCAGATGAAAAGTAATATTTGACTTTTCATAAAAATTATATTATAATAATTATGTAAGATGAGAAGCAGAGGAAGTCATGAACCACTGAGACAATGTGCTCCACCACAAGTCATCTTATAATTAATCCGTGGAGGGATGAATGATGGGATATATTTATAAAATTACTAATCAACTTAACTAGAAATCTTATATAGGTTAGACAATACAGCCTATAGAAGTTAGATGGCAAGCACATATTTATTCAGCATATCGTGAAGATGACAATCGCTTTTATTTCTAGAAAGCTTTATCAAAAGATGGAATAGAAAATTTTAAATTTGAAATTATAGAAGAAGTCCCTAATAATTAGTTAAATGAAAGAGAATAGTATTGGATTAAACTATATCATACATATAGATATGATCCATTTGGTAATGAAAGTTATAATTTAACTTGGGGCGGAGAAGGAAATTATAAATTTGAACCTGAAGTTTTGTTAAAAGCTTTTTATGAAAATAATTAGCATTTGGGTAATACTTGTAAAGCTATAGGATGTAGCGAACCTACTTTAATTAAGGTTTTAAAAGAAAATAAATTACATGGATTAGGAAATCAACGGCCAATATATCAAATATCAATAGAAACAGGAAAAATTATAAAAGAATATCCTTCCTGTGCCGAAGCTAGTAATGAATTAAATATTGCTAATAATACATTATGGTGCGCTTTAAATGGATAGCGTAAAACAGCCGCAGGATATGCATGGTCATATGTTGATAATTATAATTTATTTAATTTAGATGACCATAAACACAAAAAATCACGAAAGGTACGATGTATAGACACTGGAATGATTTTTGATTCATTAACTTCCGCGGCAAAATGGGTATCAAAACAATTAGGAGATAACGATTATAAAAATCGTACTGCTAATATTAGTACAGCTTGTAAAAATAAGACAAGAAAAGCTTATAATTACTATTGGGAATATGCAGATTAAATCTGTATATAATATAAAATAATAATAAATATATAATGTAAGGAGAGAAAAAACTATGGCAACCGTGAACAGCGAAAAAACGCTCAATTACATGAAGGAACATTATGGTGAGGAACTAACAAAGAAAGAAATTGCAGACGCTCTGGGTATTCCGTTTGCTTCTGTTACTGGCGCGATAAATGCTCTAATTAGGAAAAACCGTGCTGTCACTACTCGTGAAGAAGTTGTTGAAGATGCGCCAGCGACTGAGACTCGTAAGGCTAAGACTCATAAGGTACTATATCATACCCTAACAGAAGCAGGTCTAGCTTATGATCCAGTTGCCGAAGAAGCCGAAAAGAAAGCGGCAAATGAAGCTAAGAAGGCTGCTCGCGCCGCAGAACGTGCCGCGAAGAAAGCCGCAAAGGAAGCCGGAGAAGTAGAAGGCTTTTAATTTGACAAAAATAAAAATTTAATGTATAATAAAAGAAAAAAGGAGTAAAAAAGATGAAAGATATTAATGTACAGGCAATGAACAAAATGAACCTAGTTGGTAAGCTAATGAATGTAGATTTTGGTGAGGGTAAGATGTCTGATGGACGTGAGTATAAGCGCGCAACAGTTACTATCCGTGTAACTCAGCCAGTTGATGGTAAGGAAGAAACCAGTGAGATTCCAGTAGGTTTCTTTGCTTCTCCATATACGAGCACTGGCAAGCCTAATCCTGCGTATAAGTCCCTAGTTGATCTTAAGGAACTAAAGACCGCGCAGAATGTAGGTGTTGACAATGCAGATCAGGTTCGTATCACAAGTGCGACTCTATCTGAGAATAACTTTGTATCTCGTAACGGTAATCTAATTAATGGTTTCCAGATTCGTGGTTCCTTTATTAATGCCGCGAAGTTGATGGATGCGGCGACCTTTAATACCGAAATTTATATTATGCGTATGAATGATGAGGTTGACCGCGAAGGAGAACCCACTGGACGTCTAGTGATTACTGGCGGTATTGTTCAGTATGGTGGACGTTTGGATGTTCTTAACTTTATTGTTGAGGCTCCAGATAAGGTTGAATTTGTTACTCGTAATTGGTCAGAGAATACCACTCAGCGTGTTGTTGGCCGTGTGCGTGTAACTTCTCATGAAGTAGAAGCTTCTAGTGAGTCTAGTGGATGGGGAGAAGAAATCCCAGATACTACTACGACTTTCGTTCGTGAGCTAATTATCACCGGTGGTGATGATGGCCCCAAGGATGAGGAATTTAGTTACGATCCGACTGATATTAAGAAAGCCTTTAATGTTCGTAAGGCAATGATTGAACAGCTACAGATTGATGCTCGTTCTAAGGCAAAGAATCAGGGTAGCAGCGGTCATACCGATGCGAAAAAGTATGAATGGGAGTAAGGCGCAAGCCTTACTTTCCTTTCTTACTAAAAAAGGAGTGAATTAAATGGCTGATATTGATATTTTTAGTTTGGAACCTTCTAAGATTAGTCGAGATCTTAAAGGTAAGTTTTTGCTCATATATGGGCAACCAAAAACCGGAAAGTCTACATTTGGTAGTCAGCTACCACGTTCCCTTTTCCTAAATTTTGAACAGGGAACTAATGCTCTAGCAGGTATTCGCGCGGTTCCTATTCTGCGCTGGACAGATGCTAAGAAAGTTCTTACACAGTTACGTAAACCGCAAGCCAAGGAAATGTATGATAGCATTGTAGTTGATACTGCATCTATTGCTTGGCAGCTATGTGAAAAATATATTTGTCAGAGAGAGAATGTTGATAGTATTCGTGATGTTCCATGGGGACAGGGTTGGAATATGCTAAGAACCGAGTTCTCTGAGTTCTGGCGTGAAATTACCTTGCTTGGATTTGGTATCCTATTTATTGCTCACA